CACTATAAATTCCACTGAGAATTCACCGTAGGTAATCTTGTCACCTGGAAGTGGTCTGTCAATCAAGTAACTTGGCGCAAGTGCTTCGCCCAATGTAATGCTTGGGATATTACAGTCAGTGACAAAAAACTCCATCGTAGGAAGTTTTGAAAATATCATGCGAAAATTATTAATAGTCGCAACGTTTAAATTTTTCGGTTGGTTCTGTACGCTCATGTGGTTTTCCTAATATGCTCTTGAATGTCGATAACTTTCTCAGTCTCAATAATGTCGATGATAGTTACTGTCAGTTGGATTTCTTTTTGAACGAACCACATCTTCTGTTGGAGTTTTTCCAACTCTCTTTGATAAAACTCTAGTTCTTGTTCTTTGCGTAACTTACTATCAATTAAATCTTGAATGAGGATAATCTTACTATCAGACATAGAGACCCTTTCATAGTTAGACTTCTTCATACTATTTATACGCATAAAAAAGGGGACTCCGAAGAGTCCCCTAAAAGGTTGGTAGGTTCAAGTCCTACTCTTCTTAGTATCTACCTATTAGAGAAGGTTAGTTACTGAGAAACCACGGTAGTATGTGTTGCTACGAGGAGTCAACGCACCGCCACCAGCAGTAATACCTTGAGCGAATGGGTTCGCAACCATGCCGTAGCGAGTTTTGAAACCAATCTTAGGTTGGAAAGTATTTTCACCAACCGCACGAACCATCTGTAGAGGAACGTATGGGCAGTAGAAGATACCAGCATCGTATGCACTGTCGCCTTTGTAACCAACAACAACGAAGTCATTGCCAGCATATGGGTCAACGTATACACGAGTCTTACCGTTTAGAACACCAGCGAAAGTGTTGCCAGTTGAGTCAACATTTAGGTTAGTGTTAAGAGCAGGAGTGTAAGTCATCACGCCAGCAGATGCTAGTGCAGAAGCAACGTCTGCGGAACAGATGATGAAGTTACCTTTACCTCGGCGAGTTTCACGAGCAACAACGTTTGCTTCACGCTCGATTTGGAACATCATGCCTTTGTAACGCTCGTTTGACCAACGACCGTCTGAATCAGCAGAAACATCGAATGCACCAGTACCACCGTTACCAAGTTTGGCAGAACGGTAGATTGTACGCATAACTTCACGGTTGATTTCCGCAAGGATTTCACCAGAAAGGATGTTTGCTAGTTCAGTTTCAGCGTCTAGACCGTGAACTGCTTTCAAGTCTTGAGCAAGTTCAACAGTGTATTCTGCTTTTAGCGCACGAGTTTTTGCTTCAACAGAAATCTTCTCTACTGAGAATTGCATTTCGTTGAAAGTACCGCCACCTGATGCGCCCAATGCTTCGCCAGCACCAGTAGTCATACCAGTACCAGTTGTGTAAGTACCGTCACCAGAAACGTCTGAATCTGGAGTACCGTCCATTGGGTCAGTACCTGCGTGAGTACCAGCACCTGAGAAGTCTGTGTCTGCTTCGTTGTAGAACACTTCGTTACCAGCGCCATCTTTTGCTCGCATAGCAAAGATTAGACCAGTAGGTGCAGTCATTGGTTGAACACCAGCAACGTCATATGCAATGAGTTGTGGCATTGAGCGGCGAACTAGTGAGATTAGAACGGGGTCAAAGTTTGAAACGTTGCCAGTCTGGTTTAGAGGACCTGCTTCGAACAAACCCATTTGCTCACGTTGCTCACGGATTGCTTTTTCTTGGTTCTCAAGAAGAACAGCGGTTACTGCCTTCTTGTAGGGGTCTTGAATTGCAGGTGCGTCTGCATGTTCAAGGATTGGTTCCCATTTCTTTTGGGATTCTTCTGATAGATACATGTCTTATCTCCTTAATGATAGATGTAATATAACTGTTTTATCTAAACACTCAAAGCATTCATATTAGTATTTATAATACAAATATGTTTTACTTCTTCATGCTTGAAAGCGTTTTAGCATAAATGCTCATTGTATCAGATAGTTGCTCTGATAGTTTTGCAGGAGCATCTACACTGTCTTCTTTCTCTGCACCAGTTGCCCTTACTTTAGGGAAATAAGATTCCTTGATAGTTTCTAACTTCTCACGGTACTGGTCAATAGTTTCGAACTCTACGCCCTCAGCAAGTCCTTCAAACTTTTCTACTTGAGTAGCAGTCAGACCTTGACATGCCTCTGAGAAAGTTTCTTTTGCTTTGAACGAATCAAGTTCCTTCTTCATCTCAACGTTTGCTTCAAATTCTTCGTTGAGTTTCGCTTCTAGGGTATCTACCTTAGTTGCTAATTCATCAAGCATGTCTGCCTTTTCTTCAGGAACATCAATGTAGTTCTCAATGAAAAGGTTTTTCAAACCTGCCATGAATTCTTCTGCGATTTCGCCCTTCAAACCACGCTCAATTGCAAGTGCGTTATCTTTAACCCACTCTTCAACAACGTAGTTGAGGTAACCGTCAACTTTTTCTGCAAGTTCAGCACGAACTGATTCTAGTTGTGCTTGATACTCTGCTTCAACAGATTCTTTAATTTGGTCTAGTTGCTCTGCAACTTTTGACTTGACTGCTGCTTCGAATACGACAGTTGCCTTTTGCTTGAACTCTTCTGATAGTTCTGCGTCAGAACCTGAAAGAAGTGCTTCAACGTCTTCTTGAACGTCAACGGTCAATTCGACCTCTTCTTTCTTAACAGACTTCTTAGACTCTTCCATGTCGTCTTCTGCTGCTTCGTCTTCGTCATCGCCTTCTTCGTCTTCCATATCGTCAGACTCTTTAGCGACTTTCTTTGACTCTGCTACTTCTGCTTCGTCTTCTGAATCAGACTCTTCGCCTTCTTCTTCTTTCTTAACAGATTTTGCTTCGTCTAGTGTTTCTTCAACCTTAACTTCTTCTTCCGCAACCACTTCTGACTCAGATGCTTCGATAGCATCCAAATCTTCTGCAATTACTTCCGCTTCGTTGGTTTGCTCTGCAAATTTCTTTAGCATGAGATTAATCTCCTTTTGATGTAAGTTATTACAATACTATTTATAATGTTACAATTTTTGAATGAAATCGGAGAATAATCGCATTTTGACTTCTTCAAGTTGTAATGAAGTCGCCTTCTCGATTTCTTTTTTATATTCCCCAATAGTGGATTCTCTTAGTACACCGTTATCCCAAATCCATTCTTTACCTTCCATAATACCATGCACAAATGCATCAGGTGCGGAAGGGTCAGCAACGATATCTGCGGCAGTTGACAAATAAAAGTCACTCTGCACAACGTTGACACCATTAGACTGCTTTAGCGAACCCATACCACGAGATGAAACGCCTAAACGTGCGCCTTCATCCATGAGGTTCTTCACAATTTTGCCCATTGGTGTATCCATGATTTTTGCTTTACCCATGAAGTTATCACCGTCACGGTAAAGTTCAGTAATCATGTGGGATACACGGTCTAAATTGATAGTAGGACCATCTGGGTGTCCTAGTTCACCGAATGCTCTATTGCTAGTAATGTATGTGTCTGCATAGCGTTTAACTTCTCTTTCGAGGATTTCCGCAGGGTAGACACGCCCATTTCTATTCTTTTTGTTTGCTTGCATGAAAACGCCAGTGATGTAATAGTTTTTAGCACCTGATTCAGCACCTTCCGTTACAAACTGGATATCTTCAACTGCTTCTGATATTAGTTTCATCTGTTGAAACCCCTCGTTTCTCGTTTTCTATTAGTCAACTTGCGTTTTATTGCACTACGACTCGCTTTTGCTTTACGCTTTCTTGCCGCTTTAATTTGCGCCAATTTGCGATTGCGTCTTTCGGTTGCAGACATACGAACAAGTTTTTGTCCTTGTCCAGTTGTACGATATTTACTATCTGTCGAAACAACCTTACGCCTTTGAACCACACCCCCACGGATACGATTCACTCGCTTAACTCTTGCCTCATCCATCTCTTCTTCATCATCAGAATCGACTTCTTCAAACATGTCGTATGCAATATCAATTTTCAAGTCTTGCAAATAATCTGCTACTTTATTATTTATAACGCTCTCAAACACAGATTTAACCTTTTCTGCGTTTCCAGATTCAATTGCTAATACCAGTTGAAGTGACATTTACTTCACCGCACCCCAAGCAAAATCGACTGCTTTCATAAAGTTTGCTTTATTCTTTCCGAGCATATCACCGAATTTTTTCTTGTTAGTATCGTTAAGTGCATCTAAAACCTTCAAAAGAACGTTTGCAGTTTGCATATCAACTTTCATGCTTTTACCGTCTGCAAATTTTACTGCTTTTGCAGAACTATTTTTAACGATATCCTTAATTTGACCCAACGCATCTTCATCCATAAAAACGTCTACGTCTTTATCATAGACTGTCTCTACGTCAATGTTGTCGATATCAAACTCAATGTCTTTATCTTGTAGGCGATGAATACCATCGTCCATACCCTCAGACACTTGAGATTTGAATTCCTTAAAGGATTTCATTAGTTCTCTCCCTCTACCTTAGATTCGGGCGTTAGAAGATTCTTGGCGAAATCACGCTTCATATTTTCCAACTTTTCAAATGCTTTAGTAGACAAAACTTTACTGACTGCATCAGAAATTCCTGCTGCGTCTTTTGCTTCTGCGCTCTTAATAATATCCATAGTATTCATTAGTAGTAACCCCCGCCTTGTTCATCTTCTTCATTACCGATATCTCCATTGTCGATTTCTTTCTGAATCTGAGTCCCTAAGTCCTCAATGTCTTGGTCAGAATAACCGAGAATGTCTTTAAGTACCATTTGTCGTGAGAAATATTTACCAACGTATGGTTCGATTTCACCCAACAAACCAATTTTTTCACGCAGAATTTCTTGGTTCTTCAATTCTGCAAAATGCGTATCTGCTTTAAAGTCGTAGAAGATGTTGTCTTTCAACTCTTCCCAATCCTCTGGTGCAATAACACCCTTTAGGATTAGTTGCTTTTTGAGCAAATCGTCAAACAAATGTGAGAATCGAATTCTAAGTTTCTTAATGAACTTGTTGAACTTGATTTCATCACGAGTAATCTCTTCGGTCTTACCAATAGAGAATTGGTTCTCACTATCTAGTCTTGAAGATGGAACGTTTAATGACTTGTACAACTTCGATTTGAAGTAGTTAACGTCATCCATCTCACCTAGATTTTGACCACCAGGTAGGGTAGAAACTTCTGTACCTCTACCACCTTCTCTACGAGGCATCCAAAAATCTTCAAGCATCGACATGTGTTTACGACTGTCATCAATCTCACCTGTCGTTGCATTATATACAATTTTGTTCTTATACCTTGCCATAATGTCTCGCAGATATTGTTCTGCTTTACCTTTAGGCAGGTTACCAACGTCCACATAGAAAATTCTACGTTCAGGCGCACGAGACAATCTGTAGATAACTACTGCGTCTTCGACTGCCCTCAGTTGGTTAAGAGGTTTGATTGCTTTATGTAGGTAAGAAATAACTTGCTTACCGTCTTTGTCAAGCAAACCACTTGTAACATAGGTAACAGAGTCTTTAGCAATCTTAATGCCTTGCTCCGAATTACTGATACCCATTTCACTGTATACAAAAAATTCTTCGAACTCTTTAAACACTGACACATTAGTGTCTGCGTCTTTCTTTTCTATTGCTTTCCTGACCTTCTTAATCTGTCTTGGGTCAATAAAGCGCAATTCTTTGAGACCTTCATTTGGTCTATCAACATCAATAACGTTGTGGTAATACAATCTACCATCAACGTACCAACGCTTAAAAATGTCTGCACCATAGTTACTGAAATCCAGTAGGCGCATGACATTATCGAATTCTTCTGTGATGCGTTTCTTAACACCCGCACCAAAATCAATACCGTCCAAGTTTACTGAAACTGGACTTTCTTTATCTTCTTGCACAACTGCTTCATTGATGATATCATCAATCGCAGTTTCACATTCTGGTTGCATCGCCATCTCACGATAACGATTAATCAACTCTTCTTCGGATTTAGACTTACCTTCTAGGTCAAGATATTGACCAAAGATACCGCCTTCCTGGATTTCCAACGCACCATCGTCATTTGTCGGTGCGACAAACGATGGAAGACTATCGGAGTCTCCTTGCCCGAGTCGGGTGATTTCAAAACCAAACAACTTTGCCATAAAATATTATCCTATCTAAATTAAATTCTGGGGAGTCTATATCTATTTATAGACCCCCCGAGAACCCTTTTTAGATTAC